CGCTGACGGCAATCCCACGGATGTGTCTGGTTACGTTCAGCTAGTCCAAGACATCTGCGCGGCGGTCTGGACTGATGACTGATTACACGATGCGGGATGACTGGATCTGCTTCACGCATGTCTATGACGATGGCGGCGAGCTTTACATAGAGACTAAGCTCAAAACCACCGTTGAGGAAGATATGCAGAAAGCCATTGATATGCTGGAGCACACTAGAAATGTCGGTTGATACGCTCACGGTTGTCCCGCAAAACTCAAGCGGAATACCTCAATTTAATAGAGCGTTAGGCGTAGGCACTTGCTCGCCAACAACCTCTGCGGCTGTGGGCAATTCGCCGCTGGTCAATAATGTGTTTGACTATTTTGGCGTTACGATCTTTGTCGTTGCTGGGAAGTTTGATAATAGCAGCATAACCTCGTTTACGTTGACGCCAAGCGGTGGATCTACAATTACTTTCCCTGTGGATACTTTTAATTACAACAGCAGCGCCAACACAACTCAATGGGGATCTAGTGTCAGCGATAGAAATCTCGTATCAGGAACGACCTACACCATGCAGTTTTTTAGTGGCAGCACCAACGTAAATACCGAAGGCGTGACCTTAGAGCGTAGAAACCCTAAAGACTTTAACGACTTTTATGGCGCTACCAGAAACGTGCCGCCAGCATCAGGCGCCTTAAAATTGAGCTGGCTCAAGAATGCGGTTGGATATAGTTATGGCGCAACCATGACTGCGGGTGAATATGTTTACAACTCGCCCCTTCCTGACCAAACCGCTAGAGGTTGGCAGCAGTATTTTCCGCAAATTGGATCAATTACTAATAAGTTTTTGACCGGAATGATAAATGAATATAGCGGCCAGCAGTTGGTGGGTATTCTTGAATTTGCCGTTCCGTCAAGCAATCCTAGCTATTATCAATTGAATTTCACTATTCAAACAACACAACCTGGCGGCCCTAATAACCAGTGGTATTTGTTGAAGATTGGAAATGCCTTGTATTACAGGGAGGACGCAACCTATTCAGTAGACACAGCCGCCGCATATTGGACAATGTGGAGCTGGCAAGGAAGCACTCAAAACATAGTTAACGGCACTAATTACGCCGTAGAGGTGATCTGTTAAACCAGTGGAAGACGTGCTAATAACACGATAAAATCGTCAAACCACAACTAAGGAGAGGAACATGAGCGAACAGAAGCGGGAAATGAGTGCCGACGAGTATGTAACAATGGCTAAGATTGATTCATTAGCTAAACAAAACGCCGGTCAGGCTCTCAGAATAGCCGATTTAGAGGCACAACTCAGCTTGATTCAAGCACAACAGCAGCAGCAACAGCAGTCAGCAGAAGCGCCGATTCCAGGCGAAGAACCTGTCTTTGAAGAAGTTGACGAAGCGCACTAGGTGACAATATGCAAGAAGAGGCAAAAACAATAGTAGACGGATTAGCTGTTACTGGAACTGTTGCAACTATGGCGGGTTGGTTGCCTCCTCTTGCAAGTGCTTTAACCATCATCTGGTTGTCTATTCGGATATGGGAGTCTCCTACCATTCAGAACATCTTTAAACGAGATGTCTGATGGAAGTCTGGGAAACAATCGTTCAGAGCTGGCCCGTTGCAGCAGGAGTATTTCTCCTTATTCTGACTATTGGCAAGATTCTTAACAGGCTTGACGTTTTAGAGGCCAAAATGATTGAGGTTTGGAAGGCGATCAACGAACTGATAAGGAAGTAGCAAATGATTGCTGAACTTGTTGCCTTTAATGCCGCATTTGGAGTTGTCAAAGAATTCATCGGGAACGGCAAAGACCTAAGCGATTGCTTTGGCCAAATTGGTCAGATGGTCAATTGCAAAGAAGACATAAAGGCTAGGCAGCAAAAGAACAAGAAGTCTTTATTCGCATCTGACGCAGAAGAATTCATGGCTCTTGAGCAGATTGCAAAGGCAGAAGAAGAACTCAAAGACTTCATGGTTTATTTTGGCAGAGCAGGATTGTGGGATGACTTTATCATCTTTCAGGCTAAAGCTCGCAAGGCCAGACTAGAAGCAAAGAACGCGCGCATCCAGAAAATAAACAGAAGGATGCACTTTGCAGGACTCGTGGTTGCGTGTGGTCTTATTTGTGTCGGCTTGTATGCTTGCTTTACTATAATATTTGCGATTGTGAGGTAGTCATGCTTGAGTCACTTATTGGTCCCGTTACGGGACTATTAGACAAGTTCATTGAGGACAAAGACCAGAAATCTAAGTTGGCGCATGAAATTGCAACAATGTCGCAGAAATACGCGCAAGAAATTGCTAAAGGTCAAATGGCTATCAATCAGGTTGAGGCGGCCCACAAGTCGCTGTTCGTGTCCGGCTGGCGGCCCGCAGTTGGCTGGGTGTGCGTTTTAGGAATGTTTGGGAACTTTATTACTATCCCATTCAGCAACTTTGTCCTAGCTTTGTTAGGTATAGACATAGTTATACCTCTTGTCCCATTGGAAACCATGATGCCTGTGTTGATGGGTATGCTTGGGTTAGGTGCGATGAGAACTTACGAGAAGAAGAACTCGGTGCATAGGGATAAGTGATGTTTAAGTATTTTACGCTAGAGGAATTCGCATGTCAGGAGACTGGTGAAAATGAGATCTCAGAAGAATTTGTTCACGCGCTGGACTCACTACGCTTTGAAGCTGGGTTTCCTTTTGTCATTACGAGCGGGTATCGGTCTCCTCGTCACAGTCTTGAAGTTAAAAAGCCTGGCGGCGGAGGACAACACACGACAGGCCGCGCTGCTGATATTGCTGTTAGCGGTGGGGTTCAGCGTTATCGTCTGGTTGCCGCAGCTATTAAACTGGGGTTCAGTGGAATCGGCGTGGCAAAAGGATTTGTCCATGTAGATACTAGGACAAGTGCTAGGGTTATCTGGGTCTATTAAAGTTGGCCCCCGAAGGGGCCGTGTGCGGAGGAAGCACGAGAATCCGAGAAGCATACCACGTTCCTTCCTTAAATTAATCACTCAGTTTGTTGACTTATTCGCCATAACCGTTAAAATCTTACCTCCAATATCTATTTGTCTGGAGGAAGACGATGGAGCAATCCGAAAACATAGCAGAAATCTCTGCTGCTTTAAGTAAAGCACAAGCCGAAATTCGCAATCCTGCGAAGAACATTCAAAATACGTTCTTAAAGAACAAGTACGCTGATCTAACGTCTGTGCTTAATTGCATCAGACCTGTTTGCGCGGCTAACGGTTTAGCGTTCATGCAGACCGTAGAGGCTTATGGCGACAGGGTAGCGGTAACCTCCCAGGTTACACATTCAAGCGGTCAGTGGATTCGTCAGGTCGCCAGCGTAGCGATCTCAGCTCAAGCCAAGAACCCGATGCAAGACCTTGGGTCTATAGCTACATATCTCAAGCGATTCCAAAGTCAGTCTATGTTCTCAATTTGTGGGGACGAAGATACTGATGCTCAAGACTTAACGGTTGACACTACAATCGGTATTGAAAACATCTCTGACAAGAAGGTTGCATGGCTGGACGCTTTGCTAGATTCAACCAAGTCTGACCGCAATAAGTTTCTGGAAATTTACGGTGTAAAGGATCTGAAACAATTAACCGAGTCTCAGTTCGCTCAGGCTAAGAATCAGCTTCAAGCTAAGAAGCAGAAGCAAATTAAATGATCATTCACAACGTAGAGCAAGGCACTGAGGAGTGGTTTAGGCTACGACTAGGGATGCCGTCAGCGTCTAAATTCAAGGACCTTGTAACGCCTAAAGGGAAGCCCTCAGCATCTGGCGAGAAGTATATGTATGAGCTTCTTGCCGAAAGGTTGAGTGGTAAAAGAGAAGAAGGATTCAAATCATTCTGGATGCAGCGTGGCAATGATCTAGAACCACAAGCAGCCAATGTGTTTGAGTTTCAGACCGACTTACCCTGCCGAGAAGTGGGCTTTGTAACCAACGATGATCAGACTGTTGGTTGCAGCCCCGACCGGCTGGTAGACGGTGTAGGGCTTGAGATCAAATGCCCATCACCGGCGGTCCATGTTAAGTATCTTGCAGAGTGTGCAAGTAATGGAAAAATGCCTTCGGAGTATTACGCTCAGGTTCAAGGGACTATGTGGTTAATGGACTTTGACAGGTATTTCTTTATGTCTTATCACCCTGATCACTCAAATCTCATTAT